TTACTAAATTCTCCAACAGGATAATAGCACTCAAAAATATCTCCTTGAGAATAACCAGTTTCTGTGTATTTTGTGTATTTTTTACCAATCAATTCACTTAATGAATTTTCGTCTATGGCATCTTTTATTTCATCGTTAGAGAACTGAGTATAATTTTTATAAATTCTACCTCTATCACTTAAAATAATAATTCCGTTCTTTCCATCGTAGCCATATAACCCGTCATCATCTAACATCCAATACCAATAATCACTTGAAAAACTGCTCTGTTGTTCGTCTGGTAATAAATGTACAATTATTTTATCAGATGTTTCTTCTTTTAAAAGGTTTTTATTTAATTTCTTAGATTCACCTAAAGCATAGTCGTTCTCAATTTGCTTTAAACTATTTGCTTTAAAGCCATTTTGAGATAAAAATTCTTTAACATGTCTTAATGTTGTTTGTGATAAATTCCATTTTGGAAGAAGTGTGACCTTTCCACCAACTATCTTACAAACAGGTGTATTATATGAATATAAAGTTTTTGTATCACCGTTGTCGTCTACACGAGCTTTACCATAAAATGATTGTCTTCTATCATATTGTGGGGTCATATTATACACAGGTGATTCATTTAATTTATTTTTCTTTTCAACAGATTCATTTAACTTTTTATCTGTATTTGATTGATTTTTTAATTGAGTAAGTAATTTTTCGTAATCTGCCATTACAGTTCTCCTTTAATGTTTAAGTCGTCTATCATATAATTTTTTATACGATTCTTCGCCGTGTTTTAATACGAGATTAACATCTCTGTCTTGTTCTAATGCTTTTCTTACTTGCTGTATTCTTCTATAATTCATTGTATTATCTACATATTTTGTTAAGTCTATTCCGTGTAATAAACCTAAAACAATTTCGTGTATTTGATAAGAATCCCAAGTAGAATCTATATATTTTAAAATATCAACTTTCCTATTCCAAGCATTTACAATTTCTTCTATTTGTTGCCAACCCCATTGATGATTAGCTAAAGGTTGCATATTATAACCTTTCTTTACTCCGTCTAAAATAGCTAACATCTCTCTTTCATTAAAAGACGGGTCAGCTACAAGGTCAATATTAACACCTTCGTCCTCGAAATACTTTAATGTTTCGTATTGTATTTCATCATATTTATATTGTTTAGAGTATTCGTCAAGTGTCTTTTCAAGTATTATCTTCATCGTTGTTTTCCTCACTTTCAGAACCCTCTTGTGAACTTGTAATTTCGCTTGTAACAGGTGTTTCAGTTTCTTGTGTATTATTTTGTGTAGGTGGCTCTATTTCCTTTATATTGCCAAAAATAGCTGGATAAATAATAGTGTCGTAAAGTTTTTTATATCTTTGTTGCATTAACTTTATATAATTAAGTATAACGCTTGCAACCTTAATTAACCAAGAATTATTTTTTAAAACTAATATTGTATGTTTACAACCTGAACCTAAAGAGTTATTTGGATTAGTTATTTTAGCAAATCTTAATTCTGGTTCACCGCTATTATACTTTTTTACAGTTGACCAATAATTAAAACGATACTTGAAGTCTGGGCAGTTATGAAGTATTACACCGTCATTAACAAAAAAGTTTTCGTATTTTTTAACTTTTATGTCGTAAACTGATATTGGGCTATCTAACTTAATAATTTGTATATTTTTTATTACACGAGTACTTGTTTTTTCTAAAGATAATGAAAATAAAGACTGACCGACAGTCAATTCTGCTACGGGTAAATAACTTCCGTCTCTTAATCTATATAAATGTTCGGGTGTTGTCAATATTTTTTTATCATTATCAAGTGTAACCTCTATAAGATTTGTAGTCTCACTAGTTTTCCATACTTTCTCGACTTCACCAGGAACAAAATCACCTTTTTCATCAGTAGAATATACATAAAGTTTTTTGTCGGTTGTTTCAAATTCTTTACATAAATTCTCTATTGTAAGTACACGTCCGTCTAGTAATTTAATTTCAGTATCTGGGTGTAAACAATTACAATGTAAATAAATATCATTAGCATCAAAAGCATTTTTTAAAGATTTTATAATAATATTTAAGTTTAATTTTTTAGTTTGTTGTACTTGTACATTCGATTTTATATTATTTTTTAATTTCTCTATAACACCGCTAAATGACATAAGTACTTCATAATCATCTGTTTCACCGTTAATTTGTAAAGTAACTTCTAATATATCATCTTTAAACAGTTTATTCATATCTATTTTATCAAAGGCACGATTAGCTGTTATAATAGATACATTTTTACTTCTTTGAAATCTTGGATTTCTACGAGAACGGGATACTAAACTCGAACGTTTCTCTTCAGTTATTAAATCTAACATATTCGACATTTAGTATCCCTCTCGATTAATTGTTATTTACTTATTTTTTTTATTATTGGTTTTAATGGATTTGCTTTCTTTTATTGGCTTTTTATTAATTTTGACGGATTCATTAGTATCTTCAGCTTCTGTATCTTCGTCATCTTCATCATCAGAAATTCCGAGGTCACTTAAAACTGTGTCACCGTCAAACCAAAGAATGTCATTTACTTCAGTTGTTGTTAGTCCGTCTGGATACAACTCTTCTAAGTAAGCATCAAAATCGTCTACCATGTCGGCATCTACAATTTTTTCCCAAGTATCTTTTGCACCAGACCAAGGTGTATAGTCAGATAAGTCACTAATTATCTTAACACCCTCATTTATTTGTTTTTTTACTTAATTTAACTGATTCGTTCTTAGCTCTAATTTTTGTTCTAACATTTTTTGCAATTGCTGTACTTTGTACAGATTCTAAAGTAGCTTTTCCGTGAATCCTATTCTTATTATTATCCTTAGTAACAATGTAATCATAAGATAAAGATTCAGGTAAAAGTTTACCGTTTCTATACTTATATTCAAGTACAAAAGCATTAGGAGTAGTTACAAAAGAACAACTTGCACTTACTCTGCCTCTTGTATTAATACCTTCTTTAATTAATACTGGAGAAGTTGTAAATGAAATATCACGCTTATTTCCACCCTTAAATCTTACAACACCTTCTACTTTAATACCCTTTCTACTTTGAGTTGCTTTCTTAGTACTAAAGAATAATACATTAGAATAGTTCTCACGAAGATATTTTGTTACGATTTTATCAAAAGCTGATTCGTCAAATTGATTATCAACCTTTCTTGCTATAGGTCTTTTGCTTTCTCCTATTGCTTTTCTACGAAGTTGATTTTCTCTTAAAGATTTTCTATTTTTCTTTACAGATTCTTCAATATCTTCGTCTTCTTCCTCATCTTCTTTCTTTTCATCGTCTTCGACTTCAAAATCGTCTTCGTCTGTATCAGGTCTAGGGTCAGGACCAGGATTTGGACCAATATCTGTATCTGATGGAGCTACAACACCTACAACAGATAAGTCAGAAGCTTCTGCACCACATACAGGGCAAACTTCTTCTGGAGCAATTTCTTCAGTATCAATGAAGAAAGCAGCTTGACAAACATTACATTCACAAACATACTTTCCAAGATAAGAAATCGGAGCTGTTGGTTCGTCATCAACACCCTCTACACCCAAGTTTGTATCAATAACGGGTTTCACTACTTCGTCAGAAGGTTCGTCTGTATCTACTGTAATTTCAGATTCAGTTTCTTCTTTAATAGGTTGCTTGTTAAGGTTTTGTAAACCTTCAAAAAGATTTTTAAATCTTTCTTTATCGTCCATAATTTTTTCTCCTAAAAAATAATTTAATAATATATAAAACCCAATTATTGGGTAACGATTTCATTTTTAATCAATAGGTAATACTAAATCATTATTATTTTGCAACTGGTCACGTATGTCCTTTAATTCATTATTACCTTCTTCTAATAACGTGTCGGCATCAAGTGTATAAGGAGCATTTGATAAAGTATATTTACCTCTTATTCTTCCTAAAACTATTTTACAATGTGCCAACGCTAATCTTCTTAATTTATCTTCCCAGTACGTGCTATTTATTTCTTCTACGTCTTTAAATAACGGAATATACTGTATCGTAATTCGATTTGGCATAGGGTAATTTGCAGAAACATATAATTTCTTTTCCATTTCATCCCATCTAAAAGATAAATCAGTTTTTAAAGTATTTTTAATTTGCTGTGTCCTCAAATAGCTTCTATATTGTGACATACTATCTGTTGACCAACCTTTTAAAGCACTAAATGATAGATAAATGGCATCTAAAAGTTCATTTGAACCAGTGTCATTATAACTATCTGTTCTAAATACTTGCTGTACTGTCTGTACAGCACATTCAGACAAATCTATACAAGGTGCATACTGTAATGTAGCAAGTTTAGTAATATTAATATATGCTTGTAATTCAGATAATGATAAATCAAGTAATTTAGATATTTGGTCATTTTCCATTAACTCTATCTTTACACCTTGACCGCCCAATTGTAAAATTATATCTTGAATGTATTGTTCCCTTTTCATTTCTTAACCTTTTTTATTATTGTTACCCAAGGCATTATTTCATACCTTGGGTAACACATTTTTATATTTAAATTTCAGAAACAGGCTTAGCATCAACTGCGATATTAAGGTCTTCTCTTGCAAGAGAATAATAATATCCGAGTTCAGCACTAGTAGTAGCTCTTATAATCAAAGTATCACCAGCGGGGAGCTTAAGCTTTGTATTTTTCTGATAAAACTGTACAGGAATTTCTGTATCAGCATTATTTGTAACTGTAACGTCTGCAGGTACAATAGATAAATCTAAAGTTGCCATAATTATCTCCTTATTATTTTTATTTATTCACCCATATTTATTATACAATATGGGTGAATGTGTTGTTTATTTAGCGATTAAGCAGTGATACGGCCGCGCAAATAAAGATTGCTGTTTATCATCAACTTGCCGTATTGTGTTACCCATCCCTTCGTTTTTTGTTACAAATATATCGTTTCCATATATTTTCTATATATCACTATATAGACCAGACTATATCTCATACCATTAACCGCTCTGGTTAATTAGGTATCTCTGCACTTCGATAATACTATTATCTACTCTACTCACTTACCATTAATTTATTCCTAAATTAAATCTGTTTTCGATAGTCGTTGAACCTTCCTTATTTATAAGGCTTGGCTGCTGGTTGTCTTATTAATTGGGTAGATTAATAAGGTTTTCAAGCAATTCACAGAGTTTATTTTAAAACTGTTACCAGTTAGAGGTCGCTCGTTGGATTGGGAGCTTGTTCTGTGTTTGTTATGCGGTAATTCTTCCTCTTAAATAAAGATTTGAATTTACGCAAATTTTTCCAAACATTGTAACAAATCCTTTACGACCAGCTAAATCTTCCAATTGTACAGTATCGGAAGTCATGATTGGCATATCTTATTGTTGAATGTAGTTCGTTAAGCTACATCTGTTTTTTAAACACTATATATCACTATATAGAACAGACTATATTATTATCCTTTCGGATATAAGGTCTTTCGAGTCACTTGACTCTACACGGTGCCACCCGTTAGTCGTTGAACTTCTTGGTTTATTTTCTTTTTACTATTTTTTCTTGTTCCAGGTATATGTCCTAATTTCCAACCGTCTTTTATATACTCATCCACTTCTGTTTTAGTAACAGCGATACATCTAACTCCGTTATTTATTATCTTTTTACCAAGAGATGCTTTTGCTAATTTATCTCTCGTGCTTTGTGAAACTTCACAATTCAATCTTCTTTCTCTTAATGATTGTTTTAGTTTTTCACTTGCTGGCATATGTCTACCAGCTTCTAAAGCATCTAAAGATTTTTGTGTGACAGTTGGTCTAAAACCATTTTCAATTCTTCTTTTATTTGATAACGCTATTTTATGTTTATGTTCTTCTGTGAATTTCATATCTTTTTTAAATCCACCGACAGTATCTTCTCCGCCAGGTGACAGATTATAGTAGTTATCACTATTGACCGCATTATATAAACTTATATAATATTGCTCTTTTAAACATAAGTCTTTGAGCGTTTCACAAAATTCTAAAATTTTAACTGAAAAATTTTCTTTTCCATATTTACGCAAGGCTTGTTTTAATATTGTTCCAGAACCATAATAGTTCTTGTCAAATACATTTCCAATATGTTGTCCAATATATTTTTTACCATTTATTAAATTAGTCGTTTCGTAAACATATCCATACATTTTAAATAAACCAATTTAGCTGCTGATTGTCTTATAACGTACAATTTTTAAACATTCACGCTTATTCTCACGAATTACGTTGTAGTTTGTATGTCTTCAAGAGTTTCCAGCAATTAACCTTATTATCATCTAATAATTTCTTATTAGAGCCGCTGTTTGCCTACGCTACTAAAGCGTAATCATCCGACGGGGCATATACGTAGCCTGCATGAAGCAAGTTATCACCTTTATAGCCAAGTACGAAATCGTTGGCATCATATTCAGGGTTTACGTAAACCTTAATGTTATTTACAGTACCTAAGAAATAAGGACCTGTAACATTAGTAACATTAGATGGCTTAAACATACGCATTGTAGTTATTACAGTACGAACATTTGAACCACAAATCATAAAGTTTGCGTGATTTCTACGAGTCTTTTGATAAATTACCGTTGAACCTTCTTCCATTGTAGTTGCAAAGGAATCATAGTGGTCAACAAGTGTAACACCTACAGGAACCGATTTACTCCAAGTGAGGGGTGTGCCAGCATTTGCTTTTCTTAACAAATCAAAACAAATTTCTGCATCGATTTCACGTTGAATTTCGGCTGCTGCTTCTGCGTTAAGAAGCTGTTCCATATCCTGTCCGTATTCCTTCTTAAGTTCCCAAGCACCTTCGAAGCTGTAGAAAGCTTTAAGTCTACGAGTTTGAGCTGTAATAGGAAGAGATACAATGTGCATACCGATTTCAGGAATATCCTTCATAGGAAGATATTCGTTGTTATAACGATATGCAACTGTAGGTGTAGAAAGTGTATCTTCTGTTGCTAATGTATAAGAAATAGCACCAGTAGCATAATCAACCGTACCTGTACCAGTAAGACCAGTACCTGTTAATTTACCAGCACCGTCATCTGTAATCTCTACATCACCGTGCTTAATTACAACTGTACCAGGAACAACGGGTGTCCAACTGATAGAACCTGTATAAGCAGCTGCTGTAGCATTGGGAAGTGACTCATTATAAACTTCCGAAGAAGTAAACTTAGTATCAACTCCACCAAGTCCAAGAGGAGATGCAAAAGCATCACCAGCTTTTGTAGCACCCTTGTTTGTGTTGTATGTATACTCAATATAGTTAATCATACCTACACGGTTTTCCATAGGTTGTACCGATACCAAATCAACAATTATGTTACGAATAAATCGTTTCCATTTATTCTCACTATGTCACCATAGTGTTCAGACTATATCACCAACCAAATAACTTTTATATATTTGGTTGCTACGCACTTCGGTAACACTGTTACCTACTCTACTCGCTTCTTTAATAAAAATATTTCAATCTTTATCTATGCTTTCGATAGTCGTTGCTCTTAATTTATAATTAAGGTCAGGATTGTCTTATAAACGGTATCAATTTTTATAAGAGTTTCCCTGAGTTCACGTAGTTTTTTAATATTATATTACTATAATATTGCCCTCAATTTTAAGGCGATAAGATTTGGAATTATCGTTGTAACCATATCAAGCGCATATCTTTTATACTGCCCACATTTTTGTTCAGTATGTCGTTTTACATACCATTCTTTATATTACTATAAAGTTCAGACTATATCTTCAACTATAAAACTTTTATTATTTATAGTTGCTTCACATTTCGATTTAAGGGGAAGTTTTGTTCTTCGTTTTACATTAAGTTATTATCGCTTAAATACCCACTCACTTGAGCTCTACTCTACTCACTTCTTAGATAAAAGTATTTCAACTTTTATTTATGTTTTCGATAGTCGTTGAACCTGTATTTAATACAGGCTGCTGATTGTCCGTTTATAGGAGTTTCCAGCAATTAATGAAGTATTCAACTTAAATTATTAAGTTGCCAAGTAGCTCACGCTACAAGGAACGCAGGGCTGTTTACGTCCGCTGACTGTACGGCTTCACCTAAGTAGCCTTTGATATAGTTTTGTGTATTCTCCAATAATTTAGAAAGGGCTGCCTTTCTTTCATAGTTAAAACTAATACCTGTCTTAGAAGCTGATTCATTCAAAGACTTCTCCATAAATGAAATACGAGTATTCCACTTTTCACAGAGCATCTTAGTCTTGGCTTCGTCAAGGTATGTCTTGCCTTCAGTAATAACTGTAGCCATAAATTTTAAATTCTCCTATTTTTTATTTTTTAAAGATAATAATTGTTTTAATCCAGTTAAATCATCATCTATAGCATTTTTAGGTCTATTATTTATTTCAACTTGTTCTGATACAAGTCTTGCACCTACAATACTATTAGAATTTAATTCAAATGGAAGTGCATTTATCCTTGAATTAAAATCAACAGCAGAATCAATTACTTTGTCAATATTTTCTATTACAATTTTCTTTCCCAACTTGTCATATACTTGCGATTCAGATATACCAGTTTGGTTACATCTGCAAGTAATATACTTCTTTATCATATCTGATAAATTATGTTGTAGCGTTTTCTTTTCCGTCAAAGCACCATTGTACTTTGCTTGCAACGAAGATACATTTTCATTTAATTGCTGTAATTGAATTGCATAATCTTTTGTTTTTACAGCTACTTTTTGTTCAACAATAGCTGGCATTTTTGATTTCTGTTCAAGAATAGCATCATTTGTATTTTTTAATTGTTCTTCGAGGTCATTTACTTTGCCTTTTTCAACTTGAAGTTTTTTTCTTAATGTTTCTTTCGATTCAGTAAGTAAATTAATTGAAATTTTATCGGAGTTGGCTTTTACTTCCGCTTCGTCTAATTTACTATTAGCTACGTTAAGTTGTGAGTTTACTCTTGCTAATTCCTTTCTTAATTTTTTATTGGCTTCAATACTTGAATTAAGACGTGTATTAAGATTTTCAGTTATTGTTTTTGAATTTCCTAATACTTTTTTATTTTCTTGAATACGAGATAATGCACCCTTAGTTTTTTGTAATTCCTCATTCAGATTCTTCTCTCGGATACTTCCCGAAGTTACTTGCTCTGTGAGTTGTGCGTTCTCTTTTTCAAGTGTTTCAACTTTATTTAAAGCTTCTGTTAAATCATTTAAAACAGTTGAAGAATTTTCTCCGTCAAATGTTTTTAACTTTTTATCCATATTCTCTAAAAGAGTTGTTTTTTCAGGTATATTTAATTTTTCAATTATTGATTTAATTGAAATAATATCTGCACGTGTTTTTGCTTCATTGATTACATTATTTATATTATCATGCAATGTAGAAACTTTATTTTTATATTCAACTGATTCTACAACAGACGGACGTGCCATTTTAACGGCTGGAAGTGTAACAACGTCAAAAGCAACGAAGTCATAACTTCCTTCGTCTACGTACTCTTGTCCTTCTCTTATTACAACGTCACCGCCACCTCTTGAAGATACACCAGGGTGTGAACCATAATCGCAAAGTGCTTTTAATATGTGTCCGTTTGGTGTATCAAGTATATCAAAAGTACCTATTAAAGTTCCGTCTGGTTGTATTTCAATATCGGATAATGCTATTGCAACTTTTGTAATATCTGTTTCAATTCTGTCTGTAGGGTGATTTAACTCCCCATACAAAACTTTATTGTCTATATACTCTTTAAATGTCGGTGAATCAATAACGCTTTCCCAAAGCTTTCTTGAATAACATCTACCATTTCTCGTTGGTTCATCACATTTTGCACAAGGTCCTTTAAGTCTGCCCAAAACACCAGCCCTTTTATTTTCTACTGATTCATTTATGGGTTGTAAAGAACCAATTTTACTCTCTATAAGTATTTGTGCCATCTTTTATACTTCCTCACTGTAAACAAATATTTTAATATCTGTTGAAATTAAATCGTAAATATTTAAAATTTCTGAGTAATCTTTTTTTTCTACATAATTATAAAGTGCAGAAATACATTGTGTCAAATTACTCTGTTGATAAAACTTTAATTTTTCAACAGTTTCCATCTTTTCTGTAAATAAAAATACTTGAGAAATATAACTTGTTAATGACAATAATCTTTCTGTTTCAGTATTATTATCTTTTAAAAGATTTTGATATAATTTATTCTTTCGTTTACTGTTCTTATGCTGTAATTCTTTATAAAATAAATATATGTTTTGTGGTCTATGCTTATTTATAAAGTTTATAATATTTTTTGTAACATTAACATTATTAGTTAATTCTGTTAATGTATCTTTTATGTCTATACCACTATTTTGAATTTCATTTAATAATTTATAACAATCTATCTTACTAATCACACTAATTCTTCCTGTTATGCTAATTCTTCATTATCGCTTAAATCTATGTCTAAATCTTCAGGTGAAGGTAATTCTTCACTTTCTTCTGCATTAGACGATTCTTCTGAAGTACTTGATTCTGTAGGTTCGTTTTCTTCAAAACTAGGTTCGGACGAACTTCCACCGAACGGTTCATTCATATCTTCCGTAGGTGTTTCAGTTTCTACCTCATCGGGCATAGACTTTACAATAGTATCTAATTTTTCATTAACCTCTGGTATGTCTATAAAACTATTAAACAATGATTGTAATATAGATAATTGGTCTTTAGTATTTTCTACATTAGATAATAAATTCATAATGCTTTCAATAACTTCTGTTTTTGATTTTAAGCTTTCAATTCTATCAGTAACGTCAAGTGTAGTCGGAGCTAACATCTTAACTTGGAATTTATTTACGTATTGTATAAGTCCTCTATCAATTAAGAATATATTTAATAACGTTTTAATGCCTTGACAATATGTATTTTGTATTCTCTTTATTGTTTTAGCATATCTTCCAGAAATCTTAGTTAAACTTTCACCACCGCTAAATCCAGTAGTATCGTCTGTATAACCTAAGAATTGTTTTGGAATTTTAAGACCTGCAAATAATTTATTATTGTAATAATCAATATCTGCAATATCTTTTACATTAACGTCTCCACCTAAATTGCTTACAGATAAAGCACCCTGACCACCTCTTGTAGGAATGTAAACATTATTTTCTAAAGGTGACGGACTGTTGTACTCTCGCATTTTTTCACCAGCAGTCATAGCTGTTTTTTGTTCAAATAAAGATTTAATTCTTTGAAGAAGTTGCATAGTTTCTGATTTACCCATTTCACCAACTTCTACTTGAATAATTCTAACCAACGCAGAACGTACAACTCTATTTAACAGTAACGAATCAGTTAATAAACTTAATTCTTTATAAGTTTTATAAACATCTTGTAAAATAGACTTACCACGTTTTACTGTATATGTCAATGATTCTCTTTCTTTTATTCTCTCTGTTTCAGTTTTATTTTTATCTGAATTTGTATATTTAAATAACTCAACAGTTTCAGGGTTTCTATCGCTTGGATTTGCTAAACAAATATGAACATATTTTGTTGGGTCATATAAAAATACATCATCAGTTATGTAATTATATTCATAATTTGCACTACCTAAAGTATTACTGTTATTTTTATTATATTTAGGTACTTTTAAAAATCCAACGCTTTTACCACGTTGTGTTAAATCAAATATCTGTGCGGGGTCTTTTACAGCTTCAATGTAATTTTGTAATTTCTCTTGCTTACCATAAATATTTACTATAACAGATTCCACAAGCTCTGTATCGTCACTATTAAAATTTTTTCCCTCTTGGATAATTGAGGTATTTTTTAATAAGTTAGATTTACCTTGTTGTTTTTCTATGTTATCGGTAGCTCTAAATGTTTCTAAATACAAATCACCATATTTACATAAGGAGTAAATATGTTCCCACGCTTTTTCGTCAATTTTTAAATCTTGCAATATATTGTTACAAATTTTTGATACAGCTTCGTCATCGCTTGTTGCCCAAACAACATTGCCCTGTTCATTATATTCGGCAGAATCTTCTGCGTATAATTCCAAAGCACCTGAAATAATAGGGTCACCACTCATCTCATCGAAAATTTGATAAAGCGATTCCCTTGTTTCAGAAGAAGTTCTAAACTTTGTAAGCTCGTCTGTATTTATAGAAGAATTAAGTCCTTCGTCATTAGCAACTAAATTTGCAAGATTATTTTGACCTTCAATACCTATATTTGGCTGTGGAGTTTGTACAGCTTTAAATTTTGCTTGTATATCTTCTTTCATTTATTATTCCTAAAATACTATAATTCCGTCATCTATTAATGCGCTAGGTCTATATGTATTTGTTTCAGCTTGTTTTAGAATTTGTTTTGCGTAAACTTCTTTTTCTTTATCAGACATTTCCGATACATTTATAACTTCATTATCTTTCACACTTCTTTCAACAAGCTTTGCTATTTGTCGTCTTATTTCATCTTCCTCTTCTTTTGTTTTTATGTCTACTAAGGATTGGTTTAATTGAACTTTTATTTGCGTTTGTGCATCAAGCATATTATTGTTGACTAATATAGCAGATTCAATATCAACACCATAATTGTAAACATACGTACCTTTATATAAAGAAGCGTTCCATAATGCACCAGCAAGTGAATCAAGTTTGTCCTTCGACCCCTCACTCGTGTGGTCCACCTTGCCTGTTTGCATATTTTTTTCGACATTAATTGCTTCGTCTCTAAGACCTTCTAGCTCTAATATCTCAATTCTATTTTCATTAATAGCAGCTCTAAATTGTGTATAACCTTCAGGTGTTCTATCCAACGAAAGTATTTGACAATCAAAACCACGAGTTGTTAAGATTTGTCTTGTATCAGCACTTTGGAAACCATCAATAGAAATACCTTTTATATTCCAATTTTGTTTTCTTAAATAATATATAAATTGTCTTGTTTTTTCCAAAGAGATTTCAGAATTACTCGGAGCTTTTATACCTATTGTAAATACATCTGCATAATGAAGTTCTACATTTTTTAAATCTTCGTCTTCATCATTACTATAACCTGGAACACCTTTATCAAAATACAATTTACTTATTGTATCTTCATTATCATATTCAGCAGCACCTACTATTGCTACACAACTTAAACCAGTTATATCGCCTTTTAAAGAGGAGTCTATATGTATAAATAGAGGTTTTTGTATAAGACTTTTAGGTACTAAAAATGGCTTAAAAAAGTCTTTAATTTGTAAATCGTCATCAAGTCCTATTGTAAGAACTTCTGAAGTAAATGGATTTTGTCTTTTTGTTTTTGGAACAACACAAGAATCATATCTTCTAGGGCTAATAAATTTTAATGCCGAACTAAGTGAAACACCAGCTATTGCCATCAATGAATTTTCCATATTCTTTTTAAAGTCGTCTTTAAAATTCATTGGTACGTCAAGTATTTCATAACCTTGTTTTATATAGGAATCTACATCAGCATCGTCTGGAAGTATGATTGATTCAAGATTTTTATTTCCTACACCAACTTTAAAAGTTTCTTTTGCAAATCTATCTCTTGGCTTTATTTCCCATATAGGTTTATCTACAATATAAACGGACGGGTCGTCTTTTACTTTTTGAGTATATCTATCCAAAAAGTCTAATTCTGATTTTTTAGAAGACACAAGAAACATCATTGTTGGCAATCTACCACCGTCTCTAGTAAAACGAGATTTCTGTCTTGCTTTTGTTTCTGAATATATCTTCATCATTTGTGATTGAGATTCTTTTAAATTTTTTGGATTTGCACCAAAGTTACATTCATCGAGAAGAGAACAGTTATGGGAAACAAATTCATTAGTTTTACCCTTAATTATAAAATTATGAAATTTTGTGTTTCGTATATCGTATAATTTAATTGGTTCTTCGTATTTTATTGTTCTATTTGATACTACTTTCATTTAGTAGTTCTCCGTTCTTAATGTTAATCTATAACTATTTTATTTGATTTTGTTTCTTCAGTAGTTTTTGTTTCTGTTTTTGTAGTAGTTTCGGTAGTTGATTCTTCTGTGTTAGTAGGTGTTACATAATCCGAAACATCATATGTACCACCTTTTGTAGAATCAATTGCTTTACTAACTTCATAGGTACAAGATTCCAAAATCTGCTCTATTTGTGCTTCTGTAAGCCACTTAAATTTAGCAGATAATTGTTCGGTGACATACTGCTTTTTGGATTCACCCTCACCAGAACCAAACATCTGTTCACTAGCTTTAACAAGAACTTCTGCCCATTTAAGTGCAGTATTAAATTTCTGGTCACCAATCTTCTTTTTTAACCAGGGGATTATAAAAGCCGTAATAGCTACACCACAAGCTGGAATTACATACTTAACTACAATATCAACTATAAGTTCTACTAATTCAGTATTCATAAAAATAACCTCCACGCTTTTTGTTTACTATATTATAATATACGAAAAAAAGTGTTGTCAAAGTTATTTTTATTGACAACACTTTTTTATTATGAGTATTATGAAAATAGACTATGCTTATTTTCTAGCGACAAATACCTGAGGGGAAGTTTTTTGCAATTGCAATGTATATGTCTTTTGCTCATTCAAATTTATTTCTTTTTCTGTTTTTAAATTATGTAATGTAATGGTTTCAGTAATCGCTTTTGGTAAAGGAAAATATACTGGTATACTTGTATCTACAATTGTATCGGTTATTATTTTAGTCATTAACATAAAAATATCTCCTAGGTCCAATTGTGTCTACACATTCGCCATTATTAGTGAATAATTTTATTGTGTACGCATATTCTTTATAATACAATTCTTTTGTATCATTAGAATCAATTGGTATATAAATGTATGTACCTAAAGTTTCACCGTCAGAATCTACAACATTACATATATCGGATAAGTCAAATTTTTTAATTACAAAACTTTTATTAATATCTTTTTCTAAAATATCCATTATGTAAAAAATTACATAATCGTCAGCTTGTAAGTCGTATTGATGTGCATTATTAAATGTTCCGTCATTAATAAAAAGGAGAATAGATGCTGAATCTCCTCTTGTAATAGTCATATTTCCTCTATTATCAATAGAAAACATAATCTATCCTCCGAATTTATTTTTTTAGTCCTTAAACTTTAATGTAACTTCAAAACCAGCATTAGAAATAAACTTTACTGCATCAATTATAGTATGTTCAGTTCCTTCAGTTGCACCAAATGTGTTTTTAGCAATAAGTTCTTTAACTTCTTCTTCAGTTGCCGTTGTTACAGAACTAAGTTCCTGTTTTACAGTTTCAAGCTCTTCAGCAGTCTTATTATTAGTAGCTACTAATTCAGCAATTTTTTCTGCTGTTTCATTCGTAAGCTTTTCATAATCAGCAACAGATTGCTGTAAAGCACTATCTTTTTCAGCAAGTTGTGTAGAATAATTTGCTTCTATCTCAGCGATACGAAGTTTGTATTGTTCCAAAATCTGTTCGTGTTCGGCAACAGTAATTGTAGGTTCACCATCATTTGTAGCGACAGCTTCTACAGCGGTTGTTTCTTCTGCAACTTCCTCAGTAGCAACAGCTTCAGTTGTTTCAGCAACTTGTGCATCAACAGATTCTACATTTTCCTGTGGTACGTCTGCTACAACTTCTTCGGTAACAGCTGATTCCTGTACGAGTGTTTCTTCTTGTTCGGTTGCTACGTCTGCAACAACTTCTTCCTCAACTACAGGTGTTTCGTCTACAATAACTTCTTCTTCAACTGGTTGAATATAATAGGGGTTGCGTTGCTCTTCGCTCGTATTTACTGGAACGTAGTTTTGTGCAGTAAAATCCCACATAAACAACTTACCGCTTCGGCTTTGAAAAATAAAAGTTTCAATTTCGCCTTTCTTTAGTTCGTGTTCGATAAAATCTACCATGTCTTGTCTTGTTCTTACTACTTGAATCATCTAATGTTCTCCTATCTGTTAATTTTTACCTATTCGGTACATTTATATTATATGCTAATAATCAATGATTATGTTCAATTTAAGCAAATATTATTATGCCAAAATTAGTTTGTAATATCAATAATATTATATAAATTACTAAAGATATTAATGCCATAATAAATAATGCGAAGCAAATAATCATAGCACATTTACTAAACTTCTGCAATGCCAAGAATATGGCATTTACACCATTCATAATTGCCAGTATCGCACTAAAAGCAAAATAAATAGGTGTAAAAAATATTAACATTATACACATTAAAGGTATACCGTATGACCTATCAGAATAACTAATTTTTTGCTTTTTTATTTGCTCTTCCTTATCTTTATCTGGAATTAAATTACTAAAATCCATTTCTAAGATAGGACGGAAGAAATTAAACATAGCTTCAGCATTGGCTTTTTTAGCTTCTATTTTTGCCGTATCTTCTGCTAATTTAAGTCTCTGTGCCCTTACTTTTAATTCGTCCTGTTTAATATCTTTAATATCTTTTAAGAACGAATCGTTTTCAGTATCAGTTGTATTAACAGCACGGGCAGTAGTAGCAACGTCTACTAACTGTTTAGCAGCTTCATTTAAATCAGCTTTACCATTACTAAGGTTGGTTTCTATCTGATTGTATGCCACACTTTCCATATTATGCATTGTACCGTCTGCTGTTTTTTCTGCCACTTTTAAATCATTTTGGGCAGTTTCTTCTACTGGTAATTCCTGTTCGGAATCTAAATCGTCTATGAGCTCGTCATTAGAATTTTTATTATCCATATGAATACCTCCTGTTTTTATTTTATTACTACTTTTAATTCCATTGCAGAATTTGCAGTTATATAAACATTTCCGCTATCATCTATATAAGGACTATTAAATGTTTGAACCCAAACTTTAGTACTACTTGTAGATGTGGACGGAATTTTATCTTGTACATATGTTGCTACTATAGGATTTGTTCCTCTTCCGTGTGTACTAGCCGCTATATAGAAATACACACCACCGTTATTAGCATCTGTTTGCCAACTTGAAGAAGTAGTTAATGTAACTGTATAAGGACTACCGTATATATATCCATTATATGTCCAAGCATTAGTTGTATTAGTGCCCGCTGTAGTACATCTGTACGTATAACCAGTAGTTGTATTTAAATACATATCGCCTACAATGTGAGCTATACTATCACTAAGTGTGCCAGTACCAGATGTATGTGTTAAAGCTGTACCAGTATACCAAATACCTCCACGAGTACCTGTAGCACCTGTATTACCTCTAGGTATACCAAATGTGAAGCTAAATACTTTAGATGTATCATCACCACTAGCCGTAACAGATGCCGTTGCTGAGCTACCTGCCGCTAGTGTAGTTGCTGTGGCAGTCGGTGTTCCAAAACCTGCCGAAGTACCATTTGAGCCGTTTGAGCCGTTGGAACCAGGATTACCAGTAGCACCTTTAATACAGCCTAAATATACCCATTTTGCCGTAGAAGCATTACCCGCTGTTGTACAGTTATATAAATTAAATGTTGAAGTATTTAAATATTTATCATCAACAAGTGCGGAAGATACACCAGAATCACTAAATGCGGTTGCCGTAGTACTTGTACCTGTAACACCGGTGCCAGAATACCAAATAGAACCTCTTGTACCAGTAGCACCTGTGTTACCCGTGGAACCTTTAGAACCGTTTTTGACATTAAATGTTGACGTGCTGTTATCTGTTAACGTAACAGTAACTACATTAGTCCCCGAATCTTCTGTAGATGTTGTAGTTTGTGTAACACTTTTTATACCAACACCTGTAGCACCTTGTTCACCTTTTAAATTGCTAAAGGCTAAACTAATATTCTTTGCTGTATCATCACCACTAGTTGTAACCGTTACGGAAGGTGTTCCTACAGTAGCTCCAACAGAAGCACTAATTGTGCCAAATCCAGCTGCTGCACCTGTATCACCCTTACTACCTGTACCACCCTTAATATTGCACACATATCCCCAAGTACTAGTAGCAGTTGCCTTATATACATTATATGTACTTGTATTTAAGTACATATCACCAGATTTAGAACCACTTACTGTAGCACTTATTCCACTTGTAGAAGTTCCTGTAACAGCGGTACCTGTAAACCAAACCGCAGATGTACCGTTAGAACCATTACTACCATTTCTACTTACACCATATGTTGTAGTAGAAGTACTATCGGAATAAGTTACAACAGTCTTACTCCATAAATATTGTCCAGCTGTTGTACTAGGTACAGAATCACTCCAAGTTCCTGTAGGTGTAGTTGTACCAGAACTGCTTGTTTGATATTGTGTTAATGTAGACGAGACTGTTACACCTGTGCCGTCTTCACCCTTATCACCTTTATCGCCCTTAGCACCTGTGTCACCCTTTTCACCCTGTATGCCTTGTATACCTTGTGCACCCGTGGCACCAGTATCACCTTTGTCACCTTTGGCACCATTTGTACCATTCGTGCCATTATGTGCTACTGTATATATTGTAGAATCTGTATTGTCTGTATAAACTATATATGTTTTAGTCCAAAGATATTCACCAGCAGAAGTACTAGGTATAGTAGTTGACCAATCTCCAGTAGGTGTTGTAGTACCAGAACTACTTTTTTGATAAGTTATTGTTGTAGAACTTATTCCACGACCATTTGTACCGTTGGTACCGTTTGTACCATTTGTGCCGTCTTTTCCTTTTGGAATACCAAAATTGAAAGCATATGTAACTTTTTTTAAATCATCACTAACAGTCGATGTTACAGTTGCTGTAGCATTTGAACCCGCTGTTAATGTACTAGCTGTAGCAGTTGGACTACTTAAAATGTTTCCTAAGTCCGTTAATTTAATTGCATCTGTATTGTCTACTTTTTTCCAACCTGTACCAATTGAAATAATCCAGTCACCAGTTGAACAGTCGTCAACACCTATTATAGTAACATCTGTTATTTGTGATGTACTCTGTACTATGAAATATGTGCCTTCATATTTAGATGCTTCTGTAGTACTACCTGTTAATGTTATTGTATCAGTAGTTATGCTATATAAATTTTTAAACGCTGTAGAACAAGTAACAACACCAGCAGCATTAATAAGACCACCATAAACAACTTGTCCTAAGATAGTATCAGGTATTAAATTTAAATTAATTTTATTATCACTATCTAATAACCCACTAACATCAGAAGTAGTTATAGTTTCCCAACTTGCCGTTGTTCCATTTGTTTTTACAAACTTTCCACTTGTACCTGCTGTTGTAGGAGCATATACAGTAAGATTACCAATAGTATCTCTACCCTTTATATTTACCTTAGTACCACCGTTAATTTGCAGTGTACCTTCGGTAATAGTTTGCCCATCTGTTTTAGCAATACCGCTTTCAAATTTAGGAACAACAATACTTGAAGTAGATTGTGACTGTGTAATACCGTTTGCTAAAGTATTGTTTATTGCAGCTATTGAATTATCAGTAGATGTTTCATAAGATGTAAATGTACTACTATCTAATTTATCACCTAAAGCTGTATTTATAACTTTATTTTGTACTGGATTAGTACTTGTAGTACTCAAAGCAGTATCTACTTTTACGTGACCGTACTTTGTATCGGAAGCTGCTCCATAAGTTGTATCTGTTGACGAATGGTCTTTTGGTGCTCTTGAAGTATCTGTAGGGTGTGTGTGCGTACCTTTAGCAACTGTGGTGTCGGAAGAATCTCCTGCGGAAGCCGTTCCGTCCATTTTAGGAGTTCCCGTATAAAAATTTTTATTAAATGCTGTATTTTCAGTAAAATTTGCCTTAGCACCAATGTCAGATAAAGACAAGTTAATATCACTTGAACCGTCAAAAGATGCTGTGCCATTGCCAATAACTACATTTACAGCGTTCGCTAATTTAGTAGCTGTTCCCGCATTACCCGATACAGATGTTTGCAGAGGGTGTACGTGTGTGCCTTTTGCAACCGTTGTATCTGAAGAATCACCAGCAGAAGCTGTTCCATTTGCTTTAGGACTAGATGTATAAAAATTCTTATTAAATGCTGTATTTTTTGAAAAACTTGCTTCTGCACCTATTTCAGATAATGTCCAACTAACGGCACTCGAACCGTCAAAATCTTTTGCTGTATTACCAACGGTTAAACTTACAGAATTTGCTAATTTAGTAGCCGTACCCGCATTTCCAGATACTGTTGTTTGTAATGGATGTACGTGGTCACCTCTGGCAAAAGACGTTTCTGTACCTACAGTAGCATCACCATTTGCTTTAGGTGTAGTATTACTTGCAGAATCTTTAGTAGCATTTGTTGCAATGCCATCTAATTTTGTTTTGTCTGAAGAAGACATTAACCCATTAGCAGTTTGTGTTGCCGTGGAATAAGTTGTATCTAATTCACCTATTAAATCCCATTGAGTACCATTATAGTTAAAATTATATACACCCGCTTTTAAAGCACCTATATATGTTCCACGATAATATATGTATTTAGCACCTGTACTATTTACATTTAAAGTTGGATTAGTAGCTGTATTAGCATTTGTAAATTTAACTGTTACTTTTGCACCAGTGTCTAGTTTAAAATTTGTTAAGCTTACAACTTTTTCTACTGTAGCAGATGCCGTTGAACACGTTCCATAATGTGTAATATCGGCAGTACCATTAAAGCTAACACCGTCTATATAATGAGCTGTATTTAACTGTTTAGCTTTTGTAATTGTATCTGTTTTAGTTGTACCACTCACGTGACCTAAACTATCAATAGATACTGCGGAGACAACATCACCTGTACCACCAGCATCACTACCAGAAGTAGGTTTAACTTGGTGTTTTAATGTTATAGTAGAATCTGATAATTTACCCGAACCAGTTAAACCTGAGGTTCCCTGTACAGCATTAGTTCCTAACGCAAAATCAGTTACACGTTTACCACTATCTGTTAAAATTGTAACACCGTCTGTACTAGTATCACCAAATTCAACTATATTACCAATATTATAAGAGGTTGGAAATTCTTTATTATATTGTGCAGATAATTCTTGTTGTACAAACTTGGTATTAGCTATATTTGTGCTGTTATCACCGCTACTAGGGGTATTAGCGGACGTAGCATTACCAGTTAAATTTGGTGAAGCTAAATTCGCTTTTTTATCTAATTCAGATTTAATTATTTTATTTTGAACTGGATTTTCTGATGAATCCGACAACGAACTATCAACTTCGGTTATAGGAGTTGCGTTTACGGCATTTACAATTTCATTTATTTTATCCGCGGCATCGGTTACCGAGCATACACCCAGTTTACTTATATTGTTTTCTTTCACAGTTTAACCCCTTTAAACAGTAGCTAAATAAACTAGCTACTGTTTAATTAATTTATGTTTCAAATATTAGCCAATGAAGTTTATATAACCATTAAATGCTGAATGTGCCCTAATTATTATACTTCCAGCTGTAGGATGTGCTTCACATACAATAGGTTTTCCAGAATAGTCGTTTGTTACAGTAGAATTTGTTCCGCTACTATATACAGGCGATAATATTGTTTTTGCCGTTGCCGTAGTTGCAGTTAAAGTTACTTTCTTGTAGTCTCCGTCATCTACCCAATCGCTAGAGGTAAATGACAACGTTGAAGCTTGTATTGTAGCAGCTTGTAAAGCACCTACTTGACCTTCGAGTGTCGTTAATCTACTTCTATCACTAGCAATAGCAGTTGCTACAGCACCCTTTGTAATTAATGTAGTTGCACTCTTATCAGAATCTTGTATAGCAGAATCTGTACCAGTTCCAACAGCAGTTGTAGGTGATTCAAATGTATAGGCAGTACCTGTACTATTTACTCTAACTACTTTATCTTTATTACTTGTACTTAATGCTACACCTAAACCACCTTTGTCTACAGGAACAATTGGAAGTGTGTGAATATGTCCAGCATCAGCAAACTTACCAGTAGAACCTGCTGAAGGAGAAGTTGCTGTTACAGATACTTCTGTAATTTCGGAATCAGTACCCCAGCTAGAACCACTTGAACCAATATCAATACCAATATTTTCACGTGCTTGTTTTTTCTGGGCATCTGTTAAGTTTTGTGATGCGTTATATTTTACAGCATATGTTGTAATGGCACCTGTTGAACCATCTACCGAAACAACAGAATCTGTGTTATCAATCTTCGTCCAACCATCTGCTACAGCTATAAGCCAGTCACCTGTGGATACGTCTAAGACACCTGCAATAGACTGATTCGTAAACTTCGTTGTATCTTGTGCTATAAAATATATTCCAGGATAAGAACTGTAATTGCTGGAAGTTAATGTCAAAGATGTTGTAGAGGGATATTTACTCTTAAATTGTTCGGAAAGAGTACAAACACCTGACGTATTTACAGTACCACCAAATAACAGTTGTCCTAATATGTAATCTGGAAATAAGGACGAAGATATTTTTCCGTCAGAAAGTAAATCTTTAATCGAACTTAAAGCAATGTTGGAAATAGTATTGCTATTACCATCAATTGTTTTATTTGTTAATGTTTGAGTACCGTCTGTAGTTACAATTTTTGTAACATCTACAGTAGTTGTACCTGATTCGTTCTTAATTGAATTTACTTGAACGGCACTCTTAAAAGTCTTAACACCGTATATAGTTTCTGCTTTAGAACTTGAAGAAGTACCCTTACTTACATAATCAGTAGAAATTCCAGTTACAGATTCTTGCACGTCAGCTATATCAGTTGCTAACGCATCATCATTAGATTTTAATTTTTCTAAATCTGAATTTAATATATCTGTTAAATCTAATTCGGAACCAGTACCTAACTTTAATTTTTCAATGTCTTGTATTGTTGCCATTTTAGTCTCCTTTATTTTTTAAATCTTACGAAACCTTCGAAAGGTTCGTGAGCTGTTAATAATATATCTTCATTACTAAGTATTCTTTTTTCTACAGGAACACTCTTGTAATTTTTTCCAAAGTTTTTGTTTGTATCTAACATATATACACCTTCCATAATATAATTTTGTAGGTGCATTTCATTTAGTTTTATTCTATAACAAGGATGCGAATATTGAAGAGACCAGCTACTTTTTTCAAAATATAAGTCGAACTTAATATTTGTATTTTCGCCAGTAGCTGGAATTAGATTAGCAAGTACAGAATCCAACGTTTGACCATTGTGTTCTATGTATTTACTTTCTAATACAATGCCGTCTTCAGATACGCTATAAAATCTTCCAACTGTAGGAATATATGCTGTCATTGTCTTTTCCCTTAATTAATTACAAATTGGTATGTTCCAGGAATTAATCTGCTAGAGGTTCTGTAGTAATTATACTTACAAGAAACATTATTTAGTGTACCCTCAATTACTTTACGATATTCAATAGGTACAATAAATGTAGTCATTGTCACGGAACCTATATATTTACCTTGTGGAACACAAAAATAAATATATTTTGCCTCACCTTCAATTGTAACAGTTCTTGTTGTACCCGCTAAATCTTCACCTAAAGTTATTTTAGATAAGTTTTCGTCCATATCTGCTACAGTTATACTATCTTCTGCATAACCACCTATATAGCTTGGAAATATACTATTTATATAAATAGTTTTTGAACTTATAAAAGAACCGTCACTACATTGTAGTGTTATCTCAAACGTTTCAGTTTGTGTTGTATACAATGTTAGTGGTTCTTTAAAGTAAACTTCCGTAAAACTATTCGAAGGAGGTATATTATCTTGTATAATTTTATCGTTAACTACTACACACAAATCGGAGTCAATGGCATCGGCATTGGCTTCTTGATGAACAAGAGATGTATATATTTGTTCTACACCAGGTTGTATATAATAATTAGCGGGTTGTAAATCAAATTCTATTACACGAAAGGCATTTGCTGGAACTATAATACCTTGGTTAGTAAGATAATTTGTATCTAATGTTAATTTATTGTTAGTGTTATATACAATATAGTTGTTATCTGGTAACTGTTCTATTTGTTCACGTAAAGTTTGTAACTCACCTTGTATCAGTCCAAAATTATAATCGTGTTCCTCAAAATAATAATAGAAATAATCATCTTGCTGTCCAAATAACCAATAACAGAATGAGTGTAATTTTCTATTAATTAATAACTGGTATAATGGGTCAGATAAATTGTGGTCAGTATGTACATAATTTGGGTCGATAACTATATCTGTAGTTTCCACAGAAAAAGAATGTGGAGTACATTTTAAATTCGAATTAAATTCATTAAAAAGATTAAACATTATATGACCCTCTTCTTTTAATATACTACTACAAGATTATTATTTTCGTCAATTATCTGTTTTTTAATTTGTGTATAAATTAATGAATTTTTTCTAATTTTACAAATTGGGCAAGTTTTATAATTGTTATTAAAACAACATTTATCCACATATAAACAATTCGGTACTGGATATGTATTTTCAACATATTCGTCTGGTGTATATATACCACTAATATCTAATGTATATTCTTGTTCAAATTGTAAATCTAAATCATCAATTTGTATATTAATATTAATTGGTTGTGTTCTATTTAAATAATTTATAGGTATACTTACTTGACAAATAGGTTGTTTTTTATCAACAGTAAATTCTACAACACCCACTTCTTTGTCTTGTTGGTACGTAACTCTACCAGAAGTACCCAAATATTTTGAATTAGAAAATACAATTGAAAATGGTAAATTTCCTATGCAAGTACCTCTAAAGTAAACAATATTGGCTTCATCTTTTTCGTAACTTATACCACAAGTAATATTTATACGTTTATCCTCCACACTTATAGGTGGATTAATTATTTGTGATTGAATCAAGATATTATTAGCTATTTTATAATTATAATATTGTTCTGTATCTTCAACACTAACTTTTATATAACCACTTAAACGTGAAATACAATTACCGTCTAGTAAAATATCTACAGAACCGTCTTTATTAATTTTTTGTGTGTTATCTTTTACTAAAGTTCCGTCTGTGTAGAATATTTGTACACGACAATTTTGTTCAGCATAATCGCTAAAATTTAAAGCCTGTATAGGAATTACATATTGGCTTGATAAATTATATGCCTTTCTAATTTCTTCCGTTACAAGCGAAATTACACCCGAAATATAATAATAGTCTGTAGTATCTAACGATTCCTCATCTTCGGAATCTTCTACAATATGTTCTATAGATAAATAATCACCTACAACAAAATATCCATTATTAATGAGTAGTCTATTTCCTGTAAAAGATTCAATATCTTCAAAATCAGTTATTTCTGGTACTATATAGTGATTAGCATCACCGTCTAATATAACTTCAGTCTTATAATAACCTTTCTTGAATAATTTTGTAGTTTCTTCGTCAATGTTTATAGGCAAAACATTATTTTTAATATTTGTATATTCTTGCGTGTAAACAAGTCTGTCGTTAAATTCCTCGTATATATTTAATGTTAAAGTATCTTCTGAATTTATTGTTATGGGATAAAAATTTCCGTGACAATCTCTGCTAAATAAATTTATTTTATAGTCATAACAATATATATCCCCCTCTGCCCATTTAGCAAATGCCGAGGATATACGTCTGTTCATATCCACGTTATTAGGAGATTTTACAATAACATTTTCTGGTGGAATTTGTTTTTGTATACAGTTGTTATCTTTTATTTTTGGCTGTTTAATTATTTCCATTGTTTCTAAATTATACTAATATTTGTTGTTGATTTCGTTTTTGTTACTGTTGAGTATTTAGTTAAATATCTCTTTACACAATTTTGTATTTCATTAATGGCATCTTGTTCTGTAGCAGTTTCTAAAACTTGAATTGCCTTTTGCTCGTGATAATTGTAATGTTTTAAATACCATCTAATTTTTTTAATAGCGAATTTAGATATTTTTTTATCGTTACATTTAGGTACGCAAATTATCTTATTATCCTCTTGACCGTTATCAGTTGTTTTTACCATAGCTACTATTTGGCATTGTATTATAGTTCCTGGTAATATAGGTTCATCACATAAAACAATGGCATCTAACATATCTCCGTCATTAGATAATGTTTGCGGTATACTTCCATAATTAAACGGATAACGATATTTATTATGCAAAAGAGTAGCGATTGTTATAAAATCGCCACTATTAGAAACTTCATATTTTGCAGTTGTTCCTTTAGGTATTTCGACAATTACATTAATAATTCCAGGTTCTGCAAATGTAGGAATATCGTGAATAAAATTCATAAAAAATAACCTCCGTGTTCTTATGTATATAATCTTAGTATACTTTTCTGGAGGTTATTCTTTCTTATTCAATTATTTCGTTGTCAACATCTTCTGTAAGCAGTTTTGATTGTTTTTTAGAAGATTTTAATTCTGACTTCTTACTTATGTACTCTTTTTCAATTTCTACCATTTTTTGAATTTTAAATGGCACAATTTTAAATGCTGTTACAATAGAAGGTGTTACTACTACTCCAAGTATTATAAGTGCCAATACAAGTAATAAGCCACCCAAAACAGCTAATGTTAAAATAAATGCGTTCATTTTATTTTCGCTCCTTAAAGTCTTTTAGTATTGTATTTTTAATGTCATTCACAACTGAGGTTATATCATTTACTCCGACCGACTTTTTTAATAAATCTACATCAACATCGTACGATAATGTAAAATCAATACCCGATTCACTAACTTCAATCTGTAACAAATAGTTAATTACATCGGGGTCATAATCCCCATTACTTTCTATTGTATAATCTGTTGAATAATAGGTTATCCAAATACTGTAAAGAGCATAATCCCAATTATTATCTTGTTCTGTTATGTCTATTTTATCCAATTCAAAATTTTCAATTTTATCTGGAAGAATTTGATAAAGATAAGATTCAAGTTTAGTTGTATTTATAACTGGTCTTACGCATACACCAGTTTTAGAACTATTTGCATAATCCTCTTTAATTAGTTTAATCATTTTTACCTATTTATTACAAAGTCTTGTATATTCTCTTTCCATAGCTTCTCGCCATATATCAAATATATGACCTTGATAGCTATATAAAATATAATTAGTCGAATATTTATTTACTGTCGGTCCAACTGTTTCTTTTACAGCTTTAAAAAACTTTTCTCTTGTTTCATTGTCTATATAACAAGTTCCAGGAGTTTTAGTTGAATTTTCAATTGTTCCGTCTTTCTTAATTCTTCTTTTAGCAATAGATATTTTTGTTTTGTCTGTACTTAAAATTAATTTAGATGTTCCGTGTCGGTCTGTAATAACAAGTTTGTCCTCAACTCGTTCTTCCATATTTTCTCTATTTATAAATTTAAGTACTTCTTCTGCTCTTTTATACTGGTCAATATCACTTTTAAATATTGTTTGCGTATTTACATTTGTTGTAAACTTACCCAGTATATAATCTTTTTGTTCTTGAGTTATTTTTACTTTTGTATAACTATTACGTACAGTACTTGTAGTAGTAAAAATTGTAAACTTGTCTTTATATCTTGCTAAAATTAACTGTTCTGAAGTTTCCATCTTTTCTTTACTCCCTTATTATAATATATAAAGTTATATATAATCAAATTTTATTTTGCATTGTTTTCAACTATATCCTTTATTTTTTGATAATCGTTTAATGAAATTCCGTCTTTTGAAAAACTTTTTTGTCTATTATTTATAAATTCGGAATAAGGAATATTAAATTTAATTTCATTTGTTCTTGTATCTATAAATTGTATTAAGGGTTCATTTTTATTCCAAATTGTATATTTACCCATTATTTCAACAGGTTCATTATCTGTAATTATTTTTATAGACCACTTATCTGAAATTTTTTGTACATCTTCTGTTGCATATTTAGGAACAATTGTATTTCCTTTTGTAGCTTCGTATGCTTGTAAAAATAAATAATATGCGTTATACTCACCTATTATTGGTTCTAATTTGTTTAATAATTCTTCTTTTTGTTCTGAATATTTTCTATCTTGTAACTTATTATTTATTTCTTCTTTTTTGGATTCTAACTCAATTAATTTATCTTGTAAACTTTCATAAGTTAATTTATTACTTTTTTGTTTTATTAATAAATCTTTTAAAATTGAAGAATATTTATTTTTACTAACTTCCGAATCGTTTGTTTGTATAAATTTTTGTGAATAGTTATTTAAAATAGTTTCATCTATTTCTAAATCAAGTTGTTCTAAAATTGGTTTAACTTCTTTACTATTTAATGCTTCACCAATTGCTAATCTATCATATTTAAAATCAAATTGATGTTTTTGTGTAATATCTTTACTTTCATACAACTTGCCAGATATATAATATCGTCTTATTCTATCGACAATATAATCAGAAATTACATCTTCTGAAAATTTGTAAACAACGCTTGTTCCTTCGGGTGTCATTACTTCAAGCAATCTTTTATAATGACTTAAAAAGTCTAACCAAATTAATAAAGAATTAAGTTGTTCGTCTGTAGGATATTCGTTTGGAATTATTACATAGTATTTAGTTGTATCACATCTTATACAGTTTAATTCTTGTAATGTCTTACTTCCACCTGTTTTTATATAATTATTTGTTGATAAATTATTATCTATCAACCATTTTTCCACATCACTATGATGTGTATAACTTTGTAAATTTAATATGTGACCATTTGGTAATATATAAGTTAATCCAAGATAAGGGGTACTAGCTATTCCAAAATGTTCTTCTACAAGTTTTAAAATATCTTCCATTATTCTTCGTCCAAAATTAATTTAACTTTTTTGTGTAAACATTCGCCAACACTTGCACCACTGCTTGTTACAGCTCCTGGAGGAGTTGGACTTTGTGCTTCTACACCACCTGTTCCTGTATGACCATAATTAGCATAACTTTGCGGACTATATAAAGAATCGTGTACATTATATTCTGCTGGATTTGGAGGAATACCAGCTCTTTTATTTATTCTTTTAATTTGTTTTTTAGAATATTTAAGTTCTTTTGCATTTAATAATTTTGTTGGTTCTTTTTCTTCTAATACTAAAAGATTATCAATTTGTTGATTTTCAAATCTTCTTTTGTTTCTATTTAGTTCATCGTGAGATACGATATTTCCCAATATTAAATTTGTATATAATTTATTATCTTCATATTTATACAATAAAACTACGTCTTGGTTAATATGAATGTCGCTATAATCACTCATATTTCCGTGCAAATCATGATTATGATATTGCGTTGTTATCTCAAAATTTTCAAGCTGTTCTATTATTTTTTCTAATTTAATTAAGGTACGAACTTTATGTTGTTTTCTTAATTTCTTAACTGCTTGTTTATATTGAGGTAAATAGATAGTTTCTTTAACGTGTTTACTCATTTTTTAATCCTATACCTCTCACAAAATAAATTTGATTCTTTTTCTAAACGTCTACGTTCTTCTGGTGTATAGGAAGATGCTACATTAGTAGGACCAAA